AGAATAGTTGAGGAGTTTTATGTGTTAAAATTCCACTATTTATATGATCGTCTGCGTAGTGTTTGCACTCTACACAAAATAGATTAGTACGGTTGGGGACGTATAAGTCCCCTTTCAATCCATGCTTAGGGTCAAGAGCACCACTACTAGGGGTACGCTCCCAGGGCAGCCCTGTTAACTCTTTCATGGTCTTTTTAATAGCAGCCTCAGCACGACTGCCTTTATCTCTGCTATCAACCATTCTCTACCTTAGATATATTATTGGTTTTAACAACCTGTAACTTAGATAGAAGTGGGTGTTGGAAGCCATGACTAATAATAAAAGTATTTAGGTGTGGTTCAGATAGTAGAACTTCTACTAGTCTCTCTTTACCTTCCAAATCCAGATTTTCAATAGTTTCGTCTAGAACCAAGAGGTTGATTCGGGAATTGCTAAGACTCTGCATTAGCTTTCGGATACCCAACAGAGCAGCGCAATTAACTCTTGCTCTTTCACCGCCACTCAGGGCAGTGATTTCAATGTCTTTGCCATTATCTGTGATAACTACATTTAGTTTATCACTACTATTGATCTTGAAAGAAATCTGGAATCTACCACCACTCAAGTCTTGCAAGTAAGTATTGGTTACTTCTTCTAGATCTTTTACTAAACACTCTATCTTATATGCTACTAGTCCAGTACTACTAAATGTCTTTACTAGTATTTGGAGTGTAGCAATCTTGTCTTGAATATCAGAAATACGAATTTCTGCTTCTTTTAGAGCGTTGTAGTTATCCTCTAGTTGAGACTTGATGATTTCTACTTTTGCATTATGGGCTGTTGCTTTTGTGTTTCTATCTGTAACAGCTTTAATTTCTTTAGTTACTGCACTAACTTGTTGTTCTAGCTCTGAAATCTCTGTTTTTATTTCATCACTGTCTAACAGGGTAGTGCGCATAGTGGGATCATATAGAACATGGTACTCCTCATACTTTTTCTGAGTTTCTGCTTTTCTGGTCCACTCTGCTAGTTCTTTTTCGTAACTCTCAAGAATCTTTTTGATTCTGTTATTTGCTTCAGTACTGGCCTCGACATGACCACGATGTTCTTCTATAATAGAGTCTACTGTAGTCTTGTCTATCAATTGCAAACAAGTAGGGCAGCTAGTACCTAACTTACCCATCTTTACAATAAAGGCTTCGCTGTCTTTTACTGTTTTTGAGTTTTCTGCTTTTTCAGTAATCAACTTAGTAGTGTCTAATTCTGGTTTAGCTCCAGGAACCTCTACTACTACTTGATCTCGTAATTCAAGATACTTGTTGTTCTGAATTATCTTTCTATTTGTGGAGTCTACTGTTTTGAGAGTCTCTTTGAGTTCTGCAATCTTTTCTGACAACTCTAGCGGAGCAACAGGAACTGTTTCCAGTTCAAGTGGCTCCAAGCTCTCGTCTTTGTACTTGGAGATCCAGCTTTGTACTGTGGTTTTGGAAGCCTCTAATTTGGCATACTCTGTTTCCAAGTCCTTGAGTGAAGCCTTGAAAAAGTCACCGTACTCTATGTACTTGGACAGGTCTAATAAGTCGATTAAGAACTTCTTACGAGCACTATCTGTACTAGTTAAGAATTCTAGACTAGCCGCACTGCTCTGATAAACAATTTGAGTAAAGGTCTTGTGGTCGTAACCAATAAGTTCCTCAATTGTTTTGTAAGTACCTGTTGCAGTATGACTGCTAATGTCTACACCATTGCACGATAGCTTGACAGTCTGAGTACTGCCACGTGTAGTTTTAAGATAGTAGCTGTCGCCGTCTTTATCAAACCACAGCTCAATAGTATAACTCTTAGCATTAACATTTCTATTAAGAATATCTGCTTTTTTAATGTTTTTACTATTTTTGTTGTAGAGAGCTTCTTCTAGAATAAGAGCAATACTGGTCTTGCCGTGACCGTTGAGTCCAACGATCTGTGTGAGTGGATTGGCCTGAAAGTCAATCTCATTGTTTTCTCCATAAGAAAACAGGTTACTCCACTTCATTCTTTGTAGTATAATCATTCTTCGTATGCTAGAAATGACCTTAAGTCTTTGAAGTCTCCTACATAGGCCCCATCAATAAAAATTTGTGGAACACTGCGTGCATTAGGCAGTTGTGCTAGTAGGTCTTGCTTTGTGTAGGTTCCACCGTCTCCAATGATTCTCTCATCGATTGTATAGCCCTTGGCTTTTAGTAGGGACTTAGCACTATTGCAAGCAACACAGTTCTTTTGAGACCATACTACAGCATTTTTATAGGCGTTTTGCATAACTATTCAACTCCTTGAGAGCTTTGTCGATACTCTCATCACTTAAATCTAAAACATATTTTAAGTACTCAGATACTTCGTCTTCCATCGTCATCTCTGCGTTAAGAATAAGTGCTGTATCTGTGTCTCGTTTGACCACTTTTTTGTCTATTAGAGCACTATCTTCTAGTGTGCTCAATTCTTCTAAGTCGCCTTCTACTTCATATATAGTGTGGTCATAATCAGTAGGAACCATCTTTTCGCCAGCGCCTACTGTCTTACGGATAAGCTGTGGTAATTTTAGCTTTATCCACTCATGATCCATCGTATCAGTATCAAACAAGATAACACCTGTATCAACTCGGCTACGATGGAAACTGGTCGTGACAGGGCTTCCAGGATAAAGTATATTACGCTGGCAATTATCGTAACTATGCAAGTCTCCAGCCAAAACCGTTTGCCAGCGATCAAAGATGTCCAGGTTAACTTCTGGTTTGACATGGGGAGGTATTTCTCCACGAACATGAGTAAATAGGACTGGAGCATGAAAGTCTATGTCGGCCGGATGATATTCCTTGAGCTTATTGTAGGGAATAATATCAAAAGTGCCTGTGGGATCAGTATAGAAGTCGTCTACAATAGTTACTAGACTATTCAGCTTTGTGGTTACTTCTTTAAGATGAGTTAAAAAAGTAGTATCCTTTTTGACTGCTTCGTGATTGCCTGGGTAGATAATAGTGGGTACCTTACAGCTTGCCACAAAGTCAAAGTAGACTTCTAGCTCCTCCATATTGGGGAGCTTGTCAAAGATATCACCACCAACCACAAATAAGTCACAGTTCTCCTGAAGATCCCACAGCTGATCCATTAACATTTCGTAACGAGATTTAGCCCAGTTGATGGGAACATTTTTCTGACCCAGTTTGATGTGAACGTCTGCGGTAAAAAGTATTTTCATCGGCAGTCCCCTAATCCTTTAGCTAGTCCGTATAGATCTAATTTTCTTTTATCTGTCAGAGTATACCAACTGTCCCAAAGGTCTGCAAATTTGCTTAGATCTCGTAAAGTAAACTCTACTTCTGTTTCTATATATCCTGCCATACCTTCAGAGTGATGGTATGGACCTCTGATAATTTTCATAGATTCTACACAGTCACTAAAAGTTGGGCCGGAGCACATTACCCAAAGTATTCTACTGTAGCAGCTATTAATTATTAATTTCATATTTATTCAGTGAGAAAAGCCCCTAAGAATATTACTCCTTAGGGGCTTTTTATTTAACCTAGCTCTTTTACAGCTTCGCCGTCAACTGTGTCGTCTTCTTCTGTGCTAGCAACAATCTTTTCTAGTGCAGCACGAACTTCTTCAACAGAGGGACGCGGAAACTTGGTGTCAATGTCTTCTGCGCTATCTGCAAGTTCTCGTTCCTCTGGGGAGAGGCTACGACGCTTGCACTTCAACACAGCAAGAGTGTACTCCACATTAAAAGGAAGGGGCCCAGTCTTTTGACGCTTAAACACTACATCCCAACCAGTATCGTAGTCGGTAGGATCACCCAGGTCTTCGGCTGCTGTCATGATTTGTTCAAACAGCTTCTTCTTCAGATTAAGAGCCTTGACCTTGCCGTCCTTTGGATCGATACAGTTGATAGAGTAAGCCCAAGAGCACTTCTTATCTGGGAAGAACTCCGGCACCAGATCCTTCTCTACATTGGTGAACTTTTCCTTTTCACGGTCAAAGGCCAAGCACTCAACAGGAATGTCCTTGCCGTTGGTACCCTTCAGCCAGTAGATATACCGGGGAAGAACACCACCCACTAGTCGCACTACATTCTCACCGTCTTTGTACTCATAGGACTCAACAGACTTCTTAACTGCCTTACCTTTGGTTTCACCGAACTTGATAGCCATTTATATTTTCCTCGAATTTGAATTTGATTTGTTTGTTGTTGATGATTAGTAATGGATTGTGCTTTATCTTTTCCAAGTCTAAGTCAGGATATAAACTTAAATCGAGAGTTACTATACGATAGTTTTTGTATAATAAGTAATCTCGTCTACCTGCTAGCTTGATATACTGAACCTTAAATACAGGATCACAATCTGATCTGAATAGTGGCCCAGGATTTAAAATAAAGCTGCTTCCATTAAGATTTGCTTTGCTTGGTTTGTGCTTAGAATAAACGTTTTTTGGCAATCTTTTAGAGTAGTGGTACTCTAGCAGTGCTAAGAACTTATCAGTTACATTGTCGCTCTCCTTTTC